TCAGTCATGCGTTGACTCTACGAGCCCCTGAGAGACAAAGAAGCGCATTACGTCGCAATAACGATACTGCTCGCCACCTTTCCCCGGGTTCGTGCCGGGGGCAGGGGCCGGAAAGGGGGTTCCTTTCTGCTCCCAGTCACGCCGTTTTCTCCAGAAAGTGGTCCTTGAAATTCCGCCCAGCATTGCCTGTACCGTTTCACGATTAACAATAGCCGGTGGTATAGCGATATTTGTGTTATGCATTTACTTGTACCCCTTCTGGTGTTTACTGCGTTCTTCAGCCACTTCCTGACACTCCGCTCAGCGCTGGCAGCCAGCCACCGCTTCCCGGCGCCGCTCGGGTATCTCTTCCCCGCAGTCGCGGCAGTGAGTAGCCGAAACAGCGTTGTGATTGATGCGCATGTTCTGGATAGTCATTTCAAGCCGGCGCTCTGCCAGCTCGTTGGCCTGATCGATGATTTCTGCGCTCATGCTGCACCGCCTTCAACGCGCTTGAACTCGATAACCCAAACCCAGGGGTTAGCATTCCAGCTTTCCTGCCCGTAGATCGATTGCCACAGGTAGGCAAAAGCATCGGTAGCGTCAGGCTCTGGATTGGCGCATCCGCATGGCTCAGGTTCACCGCAATTAAGACAGCCACCGTCAATAATGCCTTCTGCTCGCGCATCCTCTTCGCTGATAGCGTTCAACCGCTCAACCCGCACGTCGGTTATTTCCAGCAGAATGCGGCTGGCCCAGCGCGGCATGTGGATTGATGGATGCCAGCGGAAGGGCACATGCACATCGCTTTCAGGGCTATAGATGCCTCTGACACCATTCACCACTTCGATATCTAATTGACGGTTATTGTCAGCGGCATACCAAACGCGGTCGTTAGGATAGTAATTTGCAAAGTCACTACTCCACGTCTCGCGTACCCAGATTTTGTCGCCAGGCTTGCCGTAAGGGCACGCAAAAGGTTTAGAGCGCGCTTTCATCCCGCATGCATCACTAAGAGACCAGAAGTACATTCCGACCTCTTTAACTAGCGACGACTCAGTGATGTATCTGAGGCCAAACTCTGATGATTCTGGCTGGACACTCATAATCCGCCGCGTCTGCGTCTTCCGACCATCCAGCAGCGCCCGCACCATTTCCCCGTTAAAAATCATTCCGCGTTCTTTCATGATTCCACTCCATACCGCCCATTCATGCGGCCAATGCTGCTAACGAATGCCGTCAGGCTAATGCCCATTGGCTTTATCTTTTCGTGATGCTTTTTGAGGATCGGCGGCACCACGTCATTCCATTTAGGTTTTGGTTTAGCCTTCAGAGCCCGGCGTATTTCCTCCGCGCATTGGCGGCCTTGGTTACGCATAACGTTTTCGATTTCTGGCGTCATGCTGCCTCCCGCTTCTTGTTGAGGTGGGGTGCATTCGAAAGGAAAACCGCCTTTGCAAATCCAAGAGGAGTTGCACTGCGAATGTTGGCGCGCTCGTCGCTGGGCGGGCATTCGTGAATTCGGTTGTCCGGATACCAGTCAGTCACCAACCCGGCAAAGGACGTTCCGGATATGGCCTCGATCGCCTTTTTCTTCGGCATCATGCGGCCGCAGGCCAGCTTCACGGCGTCGATAGCCGCTTCAACCATCGGGTGCATATTCTCTGCCGGCGCCTTGAAGCCGTTACCCGTCCAGAGGCATGTCTGCTTCGTGTAGTTGTCATCCGCGCACAGCCCAGTGAACTGGTACGGATGGAACGTGTAATCGGCTGAGCCGAAGATGCTACTGAACACGCTCACCGGGTTTTCGAATGCCCACGGGCAACCGGCTGCCAAGCCAACCATCCGGCATTGCTCAGCGACCAGCGCGGCCTTGCCCTGGAAATGCGGGTCTTTGGCGCGCTTGGACTCGAACCAGCGGGAACCGGAAACAGCCACGTCCGTGCATGGCGGGAAGCCGATGACGATGACGGCGTCCTCAGAGCGGATGATCTGAGATAGCCGCGGCATCGCCTCAAGGATGGTTGCCGATATGCGCTCAACAGGACCGTCGATCGAAGTTTCAGGGTGCTGCGGGTCCACCAGAACGGCGCGATAACCTGCTTCAACCCACGGCTCAGCCATGACGCCAGTGATATCGCACAGGCAGATAATGGTTCCTTTGCTCATGCCGCCTCCAGAGTGCCGATCCGCTTTAACTCAGCCAGCGATACGGACGTGATGATGTGTCGAGGACTGATGAACGGACGCCAGATAAAAAGGAGCGAGCCTTTGGGGTTGCTCTGGCGCTTGCCTGTAACGGATGCCGGAACAAACTGGACGCGACCGCCGGTTATCAGCCTCAGTTCATCAGCTGACTGCATGGCCGAGATAAACCAGCCGGTAGAGATGTCAGCCGGCAACAGCATCACTACAGCCTGAGACTGCGCACTGGATTGTTCGGCAGCCTTTTCCACCCATGGCCCGATATCTGAATAGGGCGGGTTACACCAGATCGCGCCGTATGACGTCCAGTCGCTGTTCAGCGAGTCATCCAGCTCAGTGAGATAGTGAGCGCATAGCGCATTACTCTCAGAGGCTGCAGCATCCAGCCAGAAGCCAAACTCGCGGTCGAGCGCGTTGAAAATTTCAATCGGTGTTTGCCAGTAGTCGCGTTCATTTTTTGGTGTTTTTGATCCACCGAAATCAGTCATTGCGCACCTCTTTTCATGTCCAGCTCTTCAGCCAGTCGCTGAGCTTTTAGCGGGTTACTAACCACATCGCCCCACGGAGTCAGCCAGCCATTTTTTACTTTCAAGAATGGGAGGCGCACAGCGCCAACCCAGATATCGTCCTGAGCGTGTTTCATGCTCACCAGTCATCTTCAGAACGGAATGTCGTCGTCAAAATCGGGCGGATTTTGAATGCTTTGGGCATGCTGGTTGGCCGCCTGCTGCAGACGAGACTGAGGGACAGCATTGGGGTTTTGCGCGTAAGGGTTTGCACCTGCAGGCTGGCGCGCACCGCCTGAGAACTGGGCATTGCCTTGGGTGCGCTCGTCTTTGTCTTTCATCGACTGCTCGAGAGCGCTGATCGCTGTCGCCGGCTCATTCTCGCTGTATTCCGCATAAGTGCGACGTGTACCGGGCTGGAACACATGACGGACTTCGAATTTATAGCCGTCGGAACCGTCACCTTTGGTGTAGAGGACCTTCCGCAGGAAGAGGCCGACTTTCTTACCTTCCAGTGCAGGGCAATGCCACTCAGTGCCTTCCTGAGTCTGAACCTGTTCTGGTTGGGCGTTCTTTACTTGCGCAGCCCAGAGAATGGCTGAAATCAAGCCCATTCCGAAGGTCTGCTGACCATCTTTCCCAATAAAGTTGATCCGCAGGTAGTTCGCTTTGGCGCCGTTACTATCAAGGCTCAGCTCAAGCGCCTGGGACTGGCTCCCGTCTTTGCCGAAGGTGTAAATTGCGGAGGCGATTACCCCCTCATATGCGCCGGTTTCGCTGATGCCGCCAGTGCTACCAGCCTTCTTAGCCATAGATGCTGCTTCGGTGTTCCATACAAAAGACATTGGTTGGTTCATAGTGGTGATCCTTATAAGACGGTCATAAATTCGGTGATAGCGACGTCAACAGCTTTCAGGTCGTTATCCATTTCAGTAAGCCCCGGGAACAGGTCCGGCGGCGCTTTGGCGGTGTCGTTGTCATCGCCCTTAATCAAAAAAACGTGCTTCCCGTCCTTCTTGATGGCCCGCAGGACGATGGAGAAATACCCCTCCGGCGTAAGCTTTTCGTTCAGCATCTTGCCGGTGGTCTTCATCCTGATTTTCCCTTCCGACTCTTCGGTGTGAGCCAGGAAGTAAACCCGGAAGTCATCCGGAAGCCGGGTTGCCGCCATGATGATTTGCCAGACGTGATCGGCCATTTCGGTAAATTTCTGATACCCGGTCTGGTATGCGCGCATCATGTTTTCGTGCTGCATAACGACCTGAAAATCGTCTATGACCAGAACCCGGCGACTCTTCGAAAGAACCATGCGGTTAATGGAGTCCAGTACCGCATCCCAGGCATCAAAACGGATGATGTTTCCGCGCTGCACAGAGCCATCCGGTAACTCTTTACCGTTCAGCTTCCAGCCAGTGGCGCGGTACGGAAGCATCTTCGGAATGCATTGCAGCAGGATCACTTCGTCAGGCGTGAAGTTGCGCAGGCTGTACGACTTGCCAGAGCCGCTATCGCCCAGAATGAGCACAGGCGTTCCCATATCAGGCTCCTTTCAACCAGTGTTTGATGGTGAACAGAATGTCTTCATCGTCGCTGTTACTGGACAGCCAGCGGAGATAACCCGGATCGGCTTTTGCAATCACTTCAAAGGACAGGCCTTTGTGCTTACCGAATCGGATCGCCTTCATCAGCGAAGGGCTGTTTGAGATGGTGCGCATTTCTCCCATCGTCCACTTAGCCAGGCGGCCCATGTACAGCAGGAGCTCGGCGGTGACGTAGCAGTCGTATAGCGCCCGGTGCGCGTACAGGCCTTCTGGCAGATAAGGCTTCAAACCCAGGCGGTAACGCATGTACTGGTTACCGTGACTCTCAAATTCCGGGTACTGGGTGCGGGCCAGCTTCAGGGTGCAAATCCAGGGAGCGTCTATCTGGGGAAGCTTTGACTTATCGAATTTTGCGTTGTGAGCAACATACGCATCAGCGCCCAGGTAACGTCCAATCACTTCGTTAATCAGTGGGGCGTCAGCGACCATATCTTCAGTGATGTGATTTATCGCCATCGCTTCGAAGCTGATCGCCTCTAATGGGCGGACAAAGTCGCTCATCGGGTTGCAGATAGCGCCGTCGACGATATCCACGCTGGCAATCTCCAGAACGCTACCTTCCAGGCTGGTCGTTTCGGTATCAATGACTCGCAACATTTTTCATCTCCGTGTGTGCGTCGTTAACTGCATCAAATTCGGCCAGCTGGTTAGCGGCGCTTTCGAGGTCTTCAGGCTGCAGGCCAAAGGCGACGATCACCCATGCCAGCGCCAGCATTCCGTTTTGTTGGCTTACCATTTCGTTCTCCGTCCAGCTTTCTGGCGCCCGGGGTGTTTGATGAAATATTTCTCAGCACACCCGCTGTCGTCGCAGAAATGAGCCTGCCGGGTGGTCATGTAATTAGTGATGGAGCGGACAACACAGTCTTTCGGATGGCGCAGGGCGAAGCAGAGCTCGCACTGAACCGCGTTGAGGTGTTCGGTGGCAGTAGAGAGGAAAATCTTTTCCTCAAAGCTGCCCTGCACACCGCGAGAATCGACATAGTCGACCATGGTCTGAGCGATGCCAGCTGAGTTGGTAAATGACCCGCGACCGACATACTTCACGATGTGTCCGCCCATTTTCAGGCGGGTACCGGCCGGCAGAACGGCGAGACGATCGGCGGTTAAGCGTGGTAATGGTTGCATGGTTTAACCCTCCAAAAGGTTGTAAGAATCCCGGCACCGTATTGGCTGCCTAATGGCTTAATTAAATTCGTGCGCTGATATGCGCGGTTAATGCGTCCCGGCGGGTACCAGATTTGGCAGCAGCTCACGCGCTTCAAAGCACTGGCGGATATGGCGCAAGTTACCCTGCGGCTCGAACCAGAAGGTGTCCTTCAGGTAGTCGCGAGAAACCTTCCAGGTGGCGCCAGTTTTAGCGTTACGCATCATCACGGCGCGTCCGCTGTTAGGAATTGCTTTAGCCATTGAACACCCCCGTAGCGTGCAGAATTTTGAGAACCACAGCCGACCAGATAACGCCGCAGATCAGCAGGCAGTAAATCAGTGAACGAATGCCTTGTTTGCTCATTTGCCACCCCAGCACTGAACGCTGACAGCTACGACTGCAACCAAAAACGGAACGACCTTTAACCAAAAATTACGCCATGCGCGTTTGTCTTGTTCGCGGATCATTTGCCACTCCTTAACACATGAAGAGAAGAGCTAGCCTTCTACCGATTCAGTTGGAAGACCAATTAACCGGTTGAGGTCCTCAACCTTCAGCGCAGGAAGGGCAGCTTTGGCGCTGTCAACGTTTTCAGGTATAAGCTCTTTGCTTTCAGGCCATACTTCTACAAGGCGACTCAGGGTAGTAACGGATTTCAGAGCAGCCCAAACAGTCGCCTCAATTTCTTTTTTTCTGGAATTGAGCTTTTGCTCTTCGTCGATAATTGAATCAAACCGCTTGGTAATTTCATGCTCGGCACCAAAGAGACACAGATCACGGTTTGGAGTAACCAGAAAAATTTCTTTTCCTTCGCTGGTTCTTCCGTATGAGCACCAGCCAAGACGACGACCGGAAATTGCAATGTTGATTGAGCTTTGCGGATTGCCGGAAATGTGAAGCGAAGCGCCAGCACTGCGAAGCTCTGCCTCTAATTTCTCAAGCTTTTCATATTGCTTATCGACCTTGTCGGCCTTTTCTTTGCCGCCAAAAGCAGCGATGCGAGCATCTCTTGCAACTTCCTGGCGTTTAAGGTCAAGGGATTCAATAGCGGTGATAACCCCTGATTTTTCCAGCGCGTTTTTAGCGATCTGTTCGCGTAAAGCATTCGTCAATCTTACTGATGTCATCTCTTCACCTTTTCCTTATCGCGGCTAACGGGACGTTTTGACTTCACCCCGGCGTTGCCGGTGTTGTTTGGATGGAGTAAATTTAGCGCGATGCTAAATAAATGGCAATAGCAAAATGCTAAATTATCGCTATATGGTATTTAGCATTTTGATTTACTTAGGGTTTAATTTTTTGATGAGGTGTAATGGGGAGTTTTTAGGCATAAAAAAACCCGCCGGAGCGGGTTTGTTAAAGGGGTATTATCAGGGAATATTCAATATCTTAGCATCGACTACAACCCCTACAATCCTACAGTTTCCGTTGATTTCAATCATCGGATACTGTGGGTTTAAGGGCTTCAGGAAGCGCCTTCCAGCATCAATTACTAACTTTTTGAAAGTGGCTTCATTATCGCCTTCCAGCTTGGCCACAACCAATTTCCCGTTAATAGGCTCTACTTCAGGATCAACCAGAATAGCAGCGCCTTCAGGAATGCTAAGGCCGACAGGGGATGTCATCGAATCGCCGTGGACATCTAACCAGAATGAGTCGTCAGAGCATTCGACGGTTGTTTCATACCAGCGATCTATCGCTCTTCGGTGATAAGGCTCCACAGCTTCCATCCACTGTCCGGCACTAACCCAACTGATCACAGGGTAGCTCCCCTGAGGGGTATTTACTGATCTGAATGTTACGTTCGTGTGGTTCTCTTTGGCATGCAACGTATCCATCCAGCCGAAAGGCAGATTGAGTGCAGATTCAATTTTACGAGCCATTTTATCGCCGATGTTTCTATGAGGTTTTTCACCTATCAGCTGACTCAGCGCTGCTGGGCTTGTATCGATAAGTTCTGCAAATTGAGCCTTGTTCAGGCCCACATCTACACGCTGCTGTTCGATCAAGTTCTCCAGATTCGCTTTTCTAATCTCTTTACTTTCCATCTGCTCATTTTTGTCATTTTTAGCAGAATGATAAATATGCAAATTGCTAAATCTTTCTTGCTTAGTATTTAGCATAACGCTAAACTCCATTTTAAATAAGTCACGGGGAGGTCCCATGAGTAATGAACTTTTACGCTGGCGAAAAGATGCCAGCACAGGCGAGTGGGCCCAGTTGGCAAAACTGGCAAACACAACCGTTGGTTATCTGGATCAAATCGCCTATGGAAATCGTCGGGCATCGCCTGAGAAGGCAGAGGCAATAGAAGAGGCCACCAAAGGGTTTAGCCATTACCAACCCGTTTCCAAAGAGAGCCTTGTTTTTTCACGTCCGCGATGTTCCGCGGCTTAACAACAGGAAATATCACAAATGCAAAGCGCAATAGCCCGCAACTTAGAACCGCCGATCCTCAACCCGATTGAGCTGGAAGGGGTTTTACTCAACCGCCTTTCATCCATCGGGCAGAAGGCTTACGCGGAGATATTGGGTATCAGTGAATCAACAGTCAGTCGCAGAAAGGGGGAAGGGCATTTCGCTGACATAGCAAAAGAGTTGTCCGTGCTTGGTCTGCAGGTTGTGCCGCCTGAAGCGGTAGTGGTTTCCAGGCATTACCTGCAGTCGGTAGAAACGCTGGCAGATATCGGATTACGCGCTGAGCGTAAGCGGCCTGGCCCGCTTGGGTGGGACTGATGAAGTGCCTAAAAGGCGAAAGCCGCAGTGGGCAAACACTAACGGCTTTCTTCGCGAATTAACTGGATCAATTCACAGGAGTAATTATGCATCTTGATGCCATTACAAAGCAAGTCGGCGTAATGACGACTATGGAAGTCCCTCAGCAATTCAGGATGGAAGGGTGGGTCTATGTCTTAAGTAACCCATGCATGCCGGGGATCTACAAAGTCGGCATGACAACGACAAGCCCAGAAGTTCGGGCTAGGGAGCTGTCGTCCGCAACTGGCGTTCCGGCGCCATTTAAAATTGAAGCTGCTTTTTATACCCATTCCCCACTGGAATCAGAAAAAGAAGTCCATGAGGTTTTGTCTGAGTGGCGCGTAAATGATTCCAGGGAATTTTTCGAGCTTTCTTTAGGGGAAATCATTCACGCCTGCTCTCAGAGCTGTGAAGCGCAAGTAGGGGAGTCCGTTGAAAGCATCGCTGTTTATAACGACTTCATCACTTTCGAAACCCTTGGGAAGATCAACGTCAATAGTCTTTTCGATGACATTGGCATAAGCGTCTTTGGTGACAAATTAGCGGCGGCGGAGAGGCTGATTCGCATCGGCGTAGATACCGTTTTGAATATCAGAAAAAAACACGGCGTCGTGATTGCCATGCATGACTCCAATGCGTATGCCATTGAGCCGGCTGATCAACAGGAACTTAGGAAGCACAGAGAAGAATATGAGTCTTTTCTGGCTGAGCGTGAGTCCCAAGGCATTTACGGCCCGACACAACCTGTGGAGTTTTAAATGGCCAGATCCAGAAATATCAAACCAGGCTTTTTCACTAATGATGAGCTTGCAGAATGCCATCCGCTGGGGCGACTTCTGTTTGCTGGTCTTTGGACGATAGCTGATAAAGAGGGGCGCCTTGATGATCGCCCGAAAAAAATAAAAGCGATGCTTCTCCCTTTTGATGAGGCTGATTGTGATGCTCTTCTTCAGCAGCTCAATGACCATAAATTCATTACTCGTTACCAGGTCAATGGGGGTTGTTACATCCAGATATCGAACTGGAAGAAGCACCAAAACCCACACTGCAAAGAAGCTGCAAGCGAGATACCAGAACCTGTAGAGAACGATAAAAGCACAGGACAAGAACAGTGCAAGGAAGATGCAGAGGAAGAAAAGAAGGATTCAGAATCAAGTCAAAATGTTGAAAGTAAAGGAGCACCAGAATTGCATGGTGCAAGAATGGTGCAGGCATCAGTAGAGAACAGTTTAAATCCTGCTGATTCCCTTAACCTGATTCCTGATTCCCTTAACCCTGATCCTGATTCCTTGGATAACACCCAAGCCGCTTCCGCGACTTGCGAAGGTGGCCAAGGGGCCGAGCAGGCAACTGTTCATCAGATGGCTAGTCGATATGCATTCGAAGGTTCTGTGGTTCGTCTGAATCACAAAGACTACCAGGCGTGGTTAACCCTATACCCGCTGATTGACCTGCCGTACGAGCTGCAAAAGCTGGATATCGAATTCAGTCACGAAAAGCCGAAAAACTGGTTTATCACTGCCAGCCAGAAACTGAGCTACCAGAACAAGCAGGCTGCCTCAAGGGCGCCACGCAAGGTTTCAAATAGCCGGCAGACAGAAAACTTTGCCGCTAAAGATTACGGGCAGACTGAAATCCCATCATGGGCGAGGGACTGATCATGGAACTGGAAGAAAAAATCACTGCCATTGAGCGGATGCTTGATCAGCTGAGTAAGCCACCGGAAGACATCCCGAATTGCGAAGTGGTTATCGAGCGCGTCTGTTGCGAAAAGCATGGCGAGTATGAGCAGCGAAAGCGGATCCTGACCAGCAGCATCATCAATCTGCCATCACCGCCGACACGCTGCCCGGGCTGCCTGGAAGACGAACTGAATTTTCTGAAGGATGAAAAGGTTCGCTGGGATAAGCGAGTTCGCCAGCAGACTGCAGAAAGGCTGCTTCGCCAGCTGGACATACCAGAGCGATTCTCCACGTGCACTCTGGACAGCTACAAGCCTGTTGGGAAGGATTCTGAGCGAGCACTACGGGTCTGCCAGGCCTACGCATCGAAATGGACTGATCGCCTCCAGCAGGGCGGTGGGTTGGTTATGTGCGGAAAGCCTGGTACCGGTAAAAACCACCTTGCACTGGCCATCGCCCGGCATGTGATTGAGCAGCACCAAAGCTCAGTCGTATTCACGACGGCGCTGAAAATCTCTCGTGAGTTCAAATCAACTTGGTCGAAAACATCCACGCGGACTGAGGACGAAGTGATCCGCCACTTCACCAGTCCTGACCTGCTCATCATTGACGAGGTCGGTGTGCAGTTCGGCACTGACGCCGAGAAGATGATCATGTTCGAAATCATCAACACCCGCTACGAGCGCCTGAAGCCGACGATCCTGATCAGCAACCTGCCGAAGGATGAGCTGACGCAGTTTATCGGCGAGCGCGTCATCGACCGCATGAACGACGGCGGAGGATGCACGATTTCGTTTACCTGGGACAGCTATCGGGAGAATCGGTCATGACTGGAAAAGACGCAATTCTGAACTACCTGAAAACGCATAAAACCTGCTGCTCGCCTGATGTCGCCGCGGCTTCAGGAATGACGCATACCTGCATCAACCAAGCTGCGAATATCCTGGCAAAACAGGGCGTGCTGGTAGCTGAAGCTCGGGTATGGCGGACGGTTTACTACCGGCTGGCCACTGAGGAAGAAATTGCAGGCAGAAAGAGCACCAATCAGATTTTCAACGAGTGTCGGCAAAGCCCGGCGATGAAGCGGGTACTGGCTGTTTACGGGAGAACATCAGCATGACTATCACACTACAGGCAGTGAACGAACTCATCACCTCCCTGGAGAGCGCAGGCGAGCTGTCGATCAGAGAGCAGAAGTTCCTGAAGCTGGCTAAAGCACATGTGCAGTTGGCTGCGGAGAATGTGGGGCTGAAGCAGGCTGCGGAATTTGCTACCGCACCCGATATGTGGGTTGAACAGGCCGACGGGATGCTGGATTACCGGTACCACGAATGGTACGTCGATGTGCTGAAAGCTGCGATGGAACCCCCCCGCCACCGATCGCATCGTAGCCGGGATTAAGGCTGATGGGGTGGAGGAGTTTGCCGCTTACCAGCGCTCACTGAGCAGCGGCTGGGCTAGCGATAAAGGTCCATTCTCGTGTCTGAAGATTGCTGAAGATGCTGAAGTTTTCGCCCAGCAGCTTCGTGAAGGAGTAGCAAAATGAGCGAACAATCCATTCTCGACATGTGCTGTGGCTCCCGCATGTTCTGGTTCGACAAACAGGATTCTCGTGCTGTGTTCGCCGATATCCGCGCCGAGCAGCACACCCTGTGCGACGGTCGCAGTCTGGTTATCAACCCGGACATTATCGCCGACTTCCGCGCGCTGCCGTTCGCTGACGCCTCTTTCCCCATTGTCGTGTTTGACCCGCCGCATCTTGAACGAGTGGGCGAAAACGCCTGGATGGGTAAGAAATATGGTCGCCTGAACAAAGACACCTGGCGCGATGACCTGCGTGCTGGGTTCAAAGAGGCGTTTCGTGTGTTGCGGCCACACGGCGTTCTTATCTTCAAATGGAACGAAACCCAGATACCGGTTAGCCAGATTCTGACGCTGACCGACGAGAAGCCGGCAATCTGGCAACGCACCGGCAAGGCCGATAAGACGCACTGGGTGATTTTCGTTAAAGAGGCTGCAGCATGAAAGTTAAATGCATCAAAGATACCGAGGGTTGGTGGACCGAAGGCGAATATTACGAAGCGCGATTGATCGGCGCTGGTTTCCTGCTGGTCGGTGATGACGATGATCCTGACGGCGATTGGAACGCTACGCCGATGGAGTACCGGGAGGATGGCTCGGTTATTTATGAACTGGGCGGTATCGATGGCGAAGTTCTGTTTGAGGAGCGTGCAGCATGACAACTGATATCACCGAACTGGCTCAGCGGAACGAACTGCTGATTGCAAACGGGCAGCAGACAGCCGACCTGCTACGCCATCTGGCAGATAACGAAATCGACTCCGACTATTTTGCCGTTGTATCGGAGTGCGAAAGCTACGGAAAAGAAACTGACGCTGAGCTATCAATCACGGAGTTTGCCCTCCGTGCCGCTGGCTACGTTGATGCGCTGGTAGAGGCGCTGGAGAAGGCGCAGTGTGCCAACGAATACCTTCGCGAGCAGTCGGCTGAATGGGAACGTAAGGCAATCAGCAACTTTGAAGACTGTGCGGAAATGTCGGCGCGGATTGAAGAGCTTGAATCGCAGCGGAAATTGGCTTTTACCGCCAGTAACCGCTGGGCGGATAAATTCAGAGAAGCAGAGCAGCGCATCGCCGAGCTGGAAGAAGCAGAGCAAAAACTCTGTGCTGCGAACGTGACGCTTGATGCTCGGGCGGAACAAGCTGAGCGTCGGATAGTGGAGCTGCCGGATGATGCAGAGCACGACATTATGGCTCCTGTAGCCGCGTATTTATCTGAGAAATTTAAGTGGGACGGTAGCGCTGTCCGATGGGATGGGCGTAATGAATACGATGTATTGGCCGACAGAGTTAAATATGCCCTCAGGATGGTTATTCGTCGGGCCGCTGGAATCAAGGTGGAGGGGGAGTGATGTCACGAAGAATCAGGCTAACCGATGCTCAGATATTTACGCTTCGCCGTATGTATAACGGTACGCGCTACTTCATGCGTGGTGACATGGAGAAAGGTGAACACGATAAAGGTTCGCATCGCGTTAACTGTCCGTCTCTCCCGGTGCTGTTCCGGGAAGGGCTTGTCGATTGGTGCAACCGTTCATGCCGCAAATTCGACGGCCTGTATTACAGCGTGAAATTGACACCTGACGGAACAAGCGCCGCCATTGGTGCGCAGACAAGAGAGGAACGCGGGCTATGACCAGTAAATTAACCAGAGAGTGGTTGCAGGAAGCAATTTCTGACATCCAAACCAGACGCGATAACGGCTCTGTAAGCTGGGATGATGAACGTGAAAATGTACTGCAGGCGCTTGAGTTGGCTCTGGCCGCAATGGACGACACCTATGACATTACGGCAAGTCAATTACGTGAAGCCGTTCATTACAATCCAGATACAGGCAGGTTCACCAGGCGTTCAAATGGCACCCCAATGGAACATTTATGCGGGAGCGGTTACTACTGCCTGAACTTGTTAAAGCGGTCCAGGCTCGCACACAGAATGGCATATTACTACATGACGGGTCGCCTTCCTGAAAAGGTCGATCACATTGATGGTAACCGGCTGAATAACGAATGGAAAAACCTTCGCGAAGCAACGCATGCTGAGAATATGTGGAACACAGGGATGATTACGACAAATGCAAGTGGAGTAAAGGGTGTTCACTGGCATAAGAAATATAAGAAATGGGTTGCCGAAATCAGAACCAATAAGAAAAAGTATTATGTCGGTTCTTTTTCTGACCTTGAAGAGGCAAGGCTAGCTATCGAAAAGCGCCGGAAAGAACTGCATGGCGGATTCTTTAAGCCCGATGGACAGGTTAAAAATGCAGGCCAGCAGGCCAACGAGCAGGAGGTTACATATGGACAAAAATAGCGACAAGCTCTATCGCCACGCGCAGCAGCCGGTAGTGCCTGATGATGTGCTGGACGCATTGCAGAAGGTTGCACGTATGCGCCTCGACCTGAATGACTTCGACGGCGATATCCGCGGTATCGCTGATTGCCTGGGCAATGCCGAAGAGGCGTTAATCGAGGTAGTAAACCGCCGAGCCGCCATGCTCCATGCTGAACCTGTAACGACGGCTAACAAGTTGGGCAACTCTCCGGTAATTCCAGATGGTTACGTGATGGCGCCGAAGGAGCCGACGGCGGAGATGATTTGGGCTGCAAAGTACGTCATGTCTTCAACCGTTGGCTGGGCGAGTTTTAAAGAGGCGTATATCGCCATGCTCGCAGCCGCCCCGCAGGAGGTGCCTGATGGACAAAGATAGCGACAACGTCATCACCATGGTGCAGCCAAAGCGCGACGAAGATAAGCTTCTTAACACCACCGTAATCGACCGGAAGGACTACAGGCAGCAGCACTGTAAGCATCGAGCTGTTGAGGTTGATGAGCAGGGCCGGATGATTAAGTGCCTGCAATGTGGCTGTGCCGTTGACCCTTTCGAGTACGTTCTTCGGTGCGCAGATGATGGCGAAGCGGTAGTGAAAGAGATAAAGCAGCTTCACCACCGTCGTGACGAACTACGCGAGGCCGTAGCCAACCTGGAGCGCGAAGAGAAGAACGCTAAAGCTCGGCTACGCTCAGCCAGAACGTCAATCCTCTACGCAGAGAATGACCTGAAAAACACAGAGCAGGGGATAAAACAGTGAGTAAATCCCCCGCAGAACGCAAAGCCTCCAGTTGAAATCAAACCCCTCTCCTGAGGGGTTTTATCGTATATGTTCATTTTGCTTTTATCCCCGGGAAGGGCGATAATTACCTGGTCAGTCTGGACAACTGACGACTTTACCCCGGCGCCAAGTGGGGACACATGGCGCAAATACTGCAATTTGAGAAGAGTTATCAAAACGTACTGATTCCCGCAGAGCCGGGAACCAGCGAATACCTGCAACTTATTCCCGTAGGGCAGCTGCTTTGCGGTGAGTTCCGCAAGCCCCGGAATTACGCATTCCACAAGAAGTTCTTCAAACTTCTGACTCTCGGGTATCACTACTGGACGCCTTCCGGTGGCCTCATTGAGCCCGCTGAGCGCACCCTCATATCCGGGTTTATCGACTTCCTTTCATCCGACCTCGATCAGCGCGCTGCGCTCCAGAACGCCTCCGAGATGTATCTCTCATCGGTCGGTATTTCTCGCTCCCGAGATATGGCCCTTCTGAAACACTTCGAATCCTTCCGCGAGTGGGCAACCATTCAGGCTGGCTTTTACGACGAATACCAGATGCCTGACGGTAGCCGTCGTCGTGTCGCAAAGTCGATCTCCTTCGCCAGAATGGACGACAGCCAGTTCAACGGCGTCTACAAATCAGTGCTGAATGTGCTCTGGAACTACATTCTGCGTCGCAAATTCCACTCGCCGGCTGAGGCTGAAAATGCCGCCAGTCAGCTGCTGAGCTTTGCGGGGTGATGGGTATGCAATGTCTTCTCGCCAAAGTCATCGATCGCGGCATCTTCCGTGTTTCTGCGCGCCGCCAACGCAAAGTCGAAGTTAAGCCTTCCGACATTCCAACCCTGAAGGATTATACATCCCGCCTGGTCGATAAGAAGTGGCTCTGCCTGAGAGCGCGGAGGTCACATGCGTAAATCAGCACGCCGTAAATGCGCCCACTGCCGCGAGTGGTTCCATCCCGCCCGGGAAGGACAGGTTGTTTGCTGCTTTGAATGCGCAAGCGCGATCGGCAAAAAACAGACGGCAAAAGCCCGTGAAGCGGCGAAGGCCAAGGCGGTGAAGCGCCAGCGCGAATCCGAGAAAGAAGGGCGCCAGCTTCGCCGCGCCAAGCGTGAGTCATTCAAGACAAAGACCCAGTGGGACAAAGAGGCTCAGTCTGCCTTCAACCGGTACATTCGCATTCGTGATGAAAGTAAGCCCTGCGTCAGCTGCGGAAACCCGCTGATCGGCAAAAGCAACTACCTGACCGGCAGCGCTATTGACGCCAGTCACTACCGTTCCCGCGGTGCAGCGTCGCACCTGAAATTCAACGTGTTCAATGTCCACTCTGCCTGCACCCGCTGCAACCGGCAGTTGAGCGGTAACGCCGTTGAATACCGCATTCACCTGATTGAACGCATTGGGCTAGATCGCGTAGAGCGGCTTGAGGCTGATAACGAGCCGTGCCGGTTCGATATTCCCTACCTGCAGCGCATCAAATCCATATTCACCCGCAGAGCCCGCGCGCTGGAGAAGCGCCGCGCCAGCCATCAGGAGGTAGCATGAAATGCAAGGTTGAAGGTTGTGATCGCGAGTGTACGCAATATCCGGGGAAAGGAATTTGTCAAAAACACTATTTCCGAATGATGCGTTACGGGACATATGAGCTGACTAAGCAAGGAAAGGGGAAGGAGAGAACACAGAACGCCAAGGGATATCAAATGATTAGACACCCTGATCATCCCTTAGTTATGGCTAATGGATTTGTCTATGAGCACCGTAAGGTTATTTATGACCGTTACGGAGATACTCTTCCTCCATGCGAAAAGTGCGGGAAAGCGGTTAGTTGGAAGACCGTGCACATCGATCATATTGATGAAGTTGTTGATAACAACGCAGAGTCAAATCTGAGAGTGCTTTGCCGGGCATGCAATGTAATGCGCTCTCGTGTGCATATCGCCGAGCACACGAAAAAAGGACGCGTAGCAATCACATTTAATGGTGAAACAAAGACCGCTACAGAATGGACAAGAGACCCGCGAGTTTCGATATCAGTTACCGCCATCAAGCATCGGCTGAAAAATGGTATGAGCGTTGAAGAGGCCTTGTTTTCGCCAAAGGTTACCCACCGGCACACCAAACCAAGAACCATAACACCGCAATACGGTGAATATCGCGGGCCAAAGAAAATGGAGGCCAAATGAGCCGTGACGTTATCGAACGCATCCGCTACCGCTGGAAAAAGCTTCGCCTTTGCCGTCATCGCGGCACTGTATTAGTTGACTACCGCATCCTCAAAAACTTTATACGCACCTGCCAGATCCGGGGAGAGACAGCATGACTCCAATGCAACGCCGTAGACATAATGCGGCCCTTAATGAGGTTGCCCTGGCTACGCATAAGCGCTATCTGGGGCGGGCAAAACTCTTGACCGGCATCCAGTCAGGCTGGATTAAATCGTTGCTTACCGTATGGGGCGATACCATGCGCGGTGAAGCCGCGCCACGATTGCCAAGAAGCCATGAATGCTGGCGAGTTATTAGAGGAGATCGCTGGTCTGATAAATCTCTTGAGCGCTTTACTGCGGCAATTAAGCAGGCGAGGGAGGAAGGTTATCGCGGTCAGAATGCGTTAAATAGAGCACACGCAATTTTATGGCCGAAACCCACTACCAGCATAATAGATACCGCTATAAGAGATGATGATGCGGATTTCGTTGAGGAGTGTGTGTTAAAGGCATTCGACATAACGGATCCGGTTTATATCGTAGGGATGAGTTTTTACACCACTCGTAAAAAAGTCGCGGATATTGCCCGTGAGCTGGAGCGGGCAGCTCCATGGCTGACGTTCAAGATGGCAAAGGATCGTGTTAACTGGTGCTTGCAGGTATTTCAGGCGAAAACTTTCCTGTCTGCAAGGCAAAGCCTGAAAGCTGAATCTGAATGATTTTTTAGCAATTAGTGCTTATTTTGTTATTGGTAGTTGATTTCAGGTCTAAAAATTAGATAATTCGCTCATGCTTGGCAGAGCTGCGCCACTCGGCAGCGACAAAAAGCGACAATTTGAATATAACGAGAACCCCGCCAGCGCGGGGTTTTTGCTTTCCGGCGATCCGACAGGGGTATTCGCGAGATGCATTGCATCAGTACCCCTGTCACATCGTCGTATTGCAAACGTAATGCCAGAAAGCTTGGGTAGTCGGCGGTTTTTTCAATACTTGCCATCAGATGTCAACACTGAGAAAGGGTGTGTTGAACCTCAATCTGCCAGATGTTAGATTTTTTTATGTGGTGAATCCCCCTATGCGGAGGGGCATTGCCAGTCTGATATGTTTTTTTGCGCATTGCGAGTCGTCTGTGGACTGGCGGCGACTTACCGGGAGGCACCCGGCACCACACCTAATAAAAAATGATGATAGCTGTAAGGCCCACTTCGGTGGGCTTTTTCTTTGGGCAAAAAAAAGCCCGCATGGTTTCATGCAGGCAAGGCAGTTACATTTAGATTTTGTCCCGGTATATGTTTTTTTGTCCGGAAGTCGAAAGATACTGTCTTGACTACTTTTTGTAAATAACGGATTCAAATCACAAGGCCATGCATTTGCATGGCTTTTTTATTATCAGGTCCCGCAGGAATCATCATCGACATGCTTCGTTGTTAAATCCAGCCTGACAGGCCTGACCCTTTTCAAACACACACAGCGCCAACCGGAAATACCGGAGGTGAGAGATATGCGTATGCCCTACAAACAAGATTTCATCGCCGCTCTGCTGGCAGCTAAGGAGCAGTGCATTGGCGCAATACTTGCCTTCATGATGGCGTACCTGCGAGGCCGCTATAACGGTGGCGCCATGACGAAGACGCTAATTGATGCGCTTATGTGCGCAATGATTGCCTGGTTCGTCCGTGACCTTCTCGACTTCATTGGCCTGAGCAGCAATCTCGCTTACATCGCCAGCGTGTTCATTGGCTACATCGGTACCGACTCGATCGGCAATCTGATTAAGAAGTTTGCCGCCAGAAAGGCAGGAGTAGATGATGCAAACCAGTCCTGAAGGAATTGCACTGATAAAAGGGTTTGAAGGCTGCAGGCTGACCGCATACCCCGATCCGGGAACTGGTGGTGCTCCATGGACAATTGGCTATGGCTGGACATATCCCGTTGACGGTAAGCCGATCAAGCCAGGAATGAAGATTGACCAGGCTACCGCTGACCGACTACTTAAAACAGGACTGGTGAGCTACGAAAACGATGTTCAGAAGCTCGTTAAAGTGAAGCTGACTCAGAACCAATTCGATGCTCTGGTATCATTCGCCTACAACGTCGGCTCCCGCGCGCTTTCAACCTCCACTCTGCTGAAGAAGCTCAATGCTGGCGACAACAAAGGCGCAGCTGATGAGTTCCTTCGGTGGAATAAAGCAGGTGGAAAAGAAATGCCGGGGCTCACGAAACGCCGAAAGGCTGAGCGTGAGGTGTTCTTGTCATGAGTCGCCTAATCGCCATCGCCAGCGCTGTGATCATCTGCCTGATGGTAATCCTTGGGTGGCTGGCTAATCACTACTACGATAACGCCACCAAGTTCAAAGAGCAGCGCGATAAAGCCACTGAACAACTCAGCATGGCGAACGCCACCATCACTGACATGCAGAACCGCCAGCGCGATGTCGCTGCGCTGGATGCTAAATACACCGGAGAACTGGCAGATGCTAAAGCCACTATCGATCAGCTTGAGCGTGATGTTGCTTCTGGCAAGCGTCGGCTGCAGCTCAACGCAAAATGTCCCGCGAACGGAGCGACCGCAACCGGCGGCCTGGGCGATGCTTCCGGCCCCCGACTTACTGACTCCGCTGAACGGGATTATTTCACCCTCAGAGAGCGAATCGTCACCATCACCGGGCAAGTGAACTACTTGCACAACTACATTCGAACTCAATGCCTGAAATGATGGTGGTATACTATTCGCAACAGCTTCTTGTATTGAGGTTATGATGAAAATAGTTGTTTTTTCGGATGATGGAAATCATGTCGTTGATGCGGAAGATGGAACCTTGCATTGGAATGTGATGAATTCTGATGGGAGCTGTTCCCAAAGGCCCGTTGAAATGTACGTTTATAGAGAACTATCAGTTCATAAATTTGCGTACATTGCTAAATTCAGAGATGCATCATCAGCCGAAATCAATGAAGCCGTAGTTAAGCACGGATACGACGTATAGAAACACGTCGCATACAAATATCAAAGGTCACCTCGGTGGCCTTTTTTATTGGCATTACAGAGACCATTTATCAGAGTGGTCTCGATAATGCTTTTTGAAAGAGGAGCGTTCTGTATGGCTGATTTTGAAGACCGCAGACCATACCCTCCCGTCAACTTCACTGGCGAAAACTGGCTGCCGTATACCCGGCTGATCCCTGCTACCGAAATCGGCGAATGGGTAAATCAGAACATCCTCTCCACAGAGGGCCGAATCCATAACCCTGACCACGAACATCTCGTTAGCGCTCTGGCTGACGCTGATATTACTTTCATGTGGGCCTCTGGCTCATTCGCCAAAAGCGGACGCATTGTGCTGGGTCAGTGTGAGCAGGTAATGATGCGAGCCGGCGGCTGGCAGAAATCCCGCATGGAGCAGCAGATGCATGAATGGTTCGGCCGTATACCTAAGTTCATCATCACCCTGGCTGCCGACTATTGCGAGCAATGTAACGATCTGGAGTTCTGCGCACTGGTAGAGCATGAGCTTTACCACATCGCCCAGGCTACCGATGACTATGGCGCTCCGAAGTTCAACAAAGAGACCGGAATGCCGGTGCTGAAGCTTCGCGGCCACGACGTCGAGGAATTCGTTGGAGTGGTCCGGCGTTACGGCGCCAGCAAAGACGTGCAGGAAATGGTTGATGCGGCGAACAGGCCGGCGGAGGTTGCTCATATCGATGTTGCCAGGGCGTGCGGGACTTGCATGCTGAAGTTGGCTTAAATTTGGAATGCTTTGGAAGGATGGTGATGTATGGCTGCACTAAAACCAGAGGTGAAAGCCGCCATCGTTCAAATGCTTGCGTGCTATGACACCCTGTCGATTGTGGTCGACGCCATCCAAAAAGATTACGGGATAAGAGTCACCCCACAGCAAGTCGAGTCGCACGACCCGACGAAGGTAAGCGGCAAGGGGCTAGCGAAAAAATGGGTAGACCTGTTCAACGCCACCCGTGACCGCTTCCTCAACGAAATATCCGACATCCCGATCGCTAACAGAGCCTACCGCTTACGCGTCCTGCAGCGAATGTCGACGACTGCTGAAGGTATGAAAAACCTCGGCATGACAGCTCAGTTGCTGGAGCAGGCGGCGAAAGAGGTTGGCGACGCCTACAGCAACAAGCAAAAGGTCGAGCTGACTGGCAAAGACGGCGGCCCACTAAATCAGGTGACATATACCGCTGAAGACTATGCGAAGGCCCAGCAGAAGCTGGAGGGAAGGCTAGAAGGACTGGACTGATATGAGCGGAATTATCGAATGGGAGGACCTGTCATTCCCGGAACGTGTCGTAATTCGGTCGAAGTCCACAAAGTCATTCCTGAACTTCACCCGGATATGGTTCGAGCTGATTCAGGGCGATCGGCTGCTGGTTAACTGGCATCACCGCCTGATGGCTTCGAAAATTGATGATCTGCTTGCCGGGCGTCTTGTCCCGCGAAACCTGATTATCAACATACCGCCAGGCGGTACGAAAACTGAGTTCTTCTCCATTCACTTCCCGGCGTATGTCAACGCCCTGGTGCAGGAGAAGCGGCTTAAACGCTTTCGCAACCTGAATATCTCTTTTGCTGACACGCTGGTAAAGCGTAACAGCCGGCGAACCCGCGACATTATCGCCAGCCGCGAATATCAGGAGTTCTGGCCCTGCTCGTTTGGTGTCAACCAGGCAGAAGAGTGGGAGATAAAGGACGAGCGAGGGCGCTCTATAGGCCAGACGGTATCGCGCTCAAGCAACGGGCAAATCACCGGTGGTCGTGGTGGCTACTACGGACCAGAGTTCTCCGGCATGGTGATGCTGGACGACTACAACAAGCCGGTGGACATGCTCAGCGAGTCCCGACGCAAAAGCGCGAATACGCTGCTGGTTAACACCATTCGATCGCGGCGCGGCGATAAGTCGAAAGAGCACCCTACGCCATTTGTAAGCATTCAGCAGCGTCTGCACACCGACGACGCAACGGGCTTCATGCTTGCCGGCGGAATGGGGGTGCCGTTTCACCATGTCGCCATACCGGCCATGATCGACGAGAAGTACATCCAGTCGCTCGATGAGCCATGGCGTTCGCTTTGCTGGGAAACGGTCAAAGATACCGATTCTGTGGTCGTTGGAGGCGTTCGCTGCTGGTCCTACTGGCCGCAGATGGAAGACGTAAACGACCTCCTGCAACTGTGGGAAAAGGATCGCTATACCTTCCTGTCGCAATACCAGCAAAACCCGATGGCGCTGACTGGCGGGATCATCGACACCAGCTGGTTCAGAACGTACACCACGCTGCCGAAACTTACTCACCGCGCTGTGTACGTCGATACGAACAGCGGGAAGGTAGAGGACTGGCTGGATTACACCGTGTTTACGCTGGCTGGCATGGGCGTGGACGGGAATCTGTACATCATCGACGTCGTTCGCGGTCGGTGGGACCCGGAAGACCTTCTGAAGAAAGCTGAAGAGGTTTGGGAAAAATGGCGAATGTCTGGCTCCATGCGGGTGATGCCGCTGCGTCATATGGCCATTGAAGAGAAGCAAGCCGGACAGGGCCTCATCACCACTCTGAAAAAACGTAGCCAGACGCCCGGGCAACTCGCCATCCCGGTGAGGGAAATCCCGCGCGGCACCGGGCAGAACAAGCTCGTTCGCTGCCTTAACGTCATCCCCCAAATCAAAACCGGAAAAGTGTTCGTCCCCGCGACGCACACCGACGACGGACAGAAGCTTTCCAGCATCTTCTACGAGGACGGCACGATCGCAGGCTCAACGGAGTGGGTGCTGACGGCGATGACGGAATGCGCTGCTTTCTCCGCTGATGACAGTCACGACAACGACGACATCCTCGATACCTGGATGGACGCAATCGACGACAACCTGATTTCCGGCCCGCAGCCGATGGTTATCGACCCGAATCAACTCAGGAGAATTTAAGTGTGGTGGTTTAAAAAGAAAGAAGTCGCCGCGCCTGAGCCGGCAAAAGAACCAGAAGCGCCGAAGGTCGGGATCAGGCCCGAGGCCGTGGCCGAAGTCCGCGCATCACCGAAAAGAGAGTTTCAGCGCTACGAGCCGCCGAAAGGGGTGATCCCCGAGGCTATCAAAAGCGCCATTCTGGCAATGGACTCCACGCCTTACGATGATCTCAATGCTGCATATGGCGGTTACGGCTACGGCGACTTTGATAGCTTCCCCGGATACCCGTATCTGGCCACGCTGGCGCAAAAGCCTGAATATCGCAAGATGGTCGGCACCATCGCGGAAGAAATGACCCGCAAATGGATAAAGCTCAAAACTGTCGGCGATGAAGACAAGGCGGATCGGGTAAAACAGCTCGAAGAGGCCATGAAGCGGTTTAAGGTGCGCGAGCGCTTTAAAGAAGCCGCAGAACACGATGGCTACTTTGGCGGCGGCCAGATTTACATCGACGTTCGTTCGCCGCGGGGAATCTCCGCATGGATGGACGACAACGAGCTGCAATCGAAGCTCTTCATGAGCGACAAGAAAATCACGAAAGGCAGCCTGCAGGGGTTCAGGGTCATCGAGCCTATCTGGACCTATCCGGGGATTTATAACTCCGACAACCCGCTGAGCCCGGATTTCTACAAGCCGACGCAGTGGTTTGTCATGGGACGGACCGTACATGCAAGCCGGATGATTGATTTCGTCTCGCGGCAGGTTCCTGATCTGCTGAAAGCATCGTATAACTTCCGCGGACTGTCTCTTTCACAGATTGCTGAGCCATACGTCAATAACTGGCTTCGCACCCGCGACAGCGTCAGCGATATGATCCACTCGTTCTCAGTTCCGGTAATCGGAACAAATATGAGCACGATTCTGCAGGGCGGTGGGGCAGATAGTCTTCTGGCAAGGCTTGATGTCTTCAACCGATGCCGTGATAACCGTGGCGCATTCGCAAAAGACAACAACCCTACCCAGCCAGAAACGGTTGAGTTCGTTAACGCCCCGCTTAACGGCCTTGATGCCCTGCAGGCACAGTCGCAGGAGCACATGTCAGCGGTTTCGAGCATCCCGCTCGTCAAACTGCTGGGCATTACTCCAAATGGCCTTAACGCAACGTCTGACGGCGAAATCCGCGTTTTCTACGACTACATTCACGCCCTGCAGCAGTCTGTTTTTAAAGACAACCTGAAGCGCGTGATGGACATCATTCAGCTCTCTGAGTTCGGCGACATTGACGATGGCATAACCTTCGACTTTGAGCCGCTGTACGAAATGAGCGCTAAAGAGCGGGCGGAAATTCGCAAAGTAGACGCGGAAACTGACGCTGTCTATGTGGGCGCCAGCGTGCTCTCCGGTAACGAAGTCCGCGAAAAAATCGCCGGTGACCCGGACTCGCCCTATCACTCTCTGGACCTGAATGATGACCTCGAAATCGAAGACGACTACGACGAAGAGGAAGATCCCACCGTGACAGCTAATGACTCGAATCAGATGAATGGGTATGCAAGTGTCAAGCCCGATGCAGAAACGGCGTCTGCCATATATTCGCACCTTGAATCTCTTGGCATAAATAACTTAATCGCCCCGAGTGACATGCATGTAACACTCATGTACTCACGCAACAAGCCAATCACGGTAGATGCTGACCCTGTTAGGGTTTATGAGGCACAAATTAGTGGCGATTTCGAAATTATGGGCAAGGAGCCTTGGCGAGCCTTGGTTATGCATCTTGAAAGCCCTGACCTGCAAAAGCGATTTGCGGAACTGAAGGCCTCTGGTGCAGAACATTCATACCCAGAATATCGCGCCCATCTTTCCATTAAATACAACCCCGAAAATGGCGACTTGCAAAAGCTGAAAGATACTCCGCTACCCATCAAGGTTATTCGTCTAGATGGAGAGGAGTTTAAGCCAATATAGGAATTCCTGATGACCGGAAAGAAAAAGCCAAAAACTATCCGGCCTATCAGGCCTAACGCTGGCGTTGAAGCATGGTACCGCCGACAGCTTGATAAGCAGGTGCAGGAAATGCAGGCATCTGTTGTCTACTGGCTGTCGGCAAACTATCGGGCCAGCGGCGCGGCTGTCGCCATGGATGAATCTCCAGCTGATGTTATGCGCAAGGCGATGAATAAGCTGGTGAAGCGCTGGAAGCGGCGGTTTGATGACATGGCGCAAAAGCTGGCCGACAGGTTCGCTAACGACGCCATGAAAAACGCGGATACTTCACTGGCCACAGCCTTCAAAGATGCGGGGTTTACTGTCGAGTTCAAGATGACCTCGCAGATGAATAACGCTCTTCAGGCGACCATCGCCGAGAATGTCGGCCTTATCCGATCCATCCCCGAGAAGTATTTCACTGAGGTGGAAGGGCTGGTTATGAGGTCGGTGGCACGTGGGCGAGACCTGTCCTATCTCACCGATGAACTCCAGAAGCGATACGGGATTACCCAGCGCCGTGCGGCGTTCATTGCCAGAGATCAGAACAACAAGGCTACCTCAGTCGTTCAGTCTGCGCGACAGCAGGCGCTCGGCATTACCCAGGGAATATGGAAGCACTCCCATGCAGGTAAAAAGCCTCGCCAGTCCCATGTAAAAGCTAATGGCAGGCTGTTCGACCTCTCGGAAGGAATGCTCATTGATGGCGAGCACATCATGCCAGGCGAGTTACCAAATTGTCGTTGCACCTGGGAGGCTGTCATTCCAGGGCTTTCAAAACAGGATTGAGCAATGAACCCCACAGAGTGCTTAGCTTTCGATCGCGCCTCTGTGCGCACCATCGACGCAAATGGCCGCCTTCAGATTTCACGAACGAATATCAGCAAGGCAAACGTCAATGCCTACTACGGGCGAGAAATACCAAGAAGCGAAGAGCTTGGACTCGAACCCAACAAACTTTACCGGCTTTGGCGCCACCCGGACGAGCTCCGGAAAGCAGCCAAAACCTTCAATAACATCCCCGTGCTCAGCAAGCACATCCCCGATTTTCCCACCGACCCGCCCAATGAATTTCGTGTTGGCGTGACGCACTCCAATGCGGAGTTTGACGGCACGTATCTCACGGTTGGTATGTCGATATGGGATAACAGCGCGATTGCTGGAATTGAGAGCGGAGAGCAGCGAGAGCTATCTGCATCGTACAAGTACGTCGCAGACATGACCCCGGGTGTCACCCCTGACGGCGAGCCTTATGACGGCGTTATGCGTGACATTTTCGGAAACCACGAAGCGCTGGTCCCTGACGGCCGCGCAGGGCCAGATGTACTGGTCGCAGATTCATTACCACCGGAGCTTAACCACATGCGTAAACATAAGGCAGAGGCGATCCGCGCCACCCTTAAGCCACTTCTGGCGCAGGATGCTGATCTGGAGGCAGAAGTCCGCAAAGCTCTTCTGGCTCTTGATGAGGCCGAAAAGAAAGACGAAGAAGAAAAGAAAACCGCCGACGACGAAGACGACGACGAGAAGGATAAGAAAAAAACGGCGGACGATGAGGACGACGAAGAAGACAAGGACAAGAAGAAAACCGCCGAAGATGAAGACGATGAAGAAGACGACAAAGTCTCAAAAACAGCGATGGACTCTGCGATTCGTCTGGCAGCCGACAGCGCAACTAAAAAGTCTGCGGAAAACTTCCGGAAAATCCGTGAAGCCGAGCAGGTTGTCCGCCCGCTGATCGGCGACGTCGTTGCCATGGACTCAGCCGAAGATGTCTATCGCACCGCGCTTGAACAGAGCGGCGTGGATATCGCCGGCGTTCACCCGTCCGCTTATCCGGCGCTGGTCAAAATGGCGATCAGCCAGAAAGAAAATTCACGCCCTGTCATTGCGCAGGATTCCGCTTCCGTCAGTGAGTTCGAAAAAGCATTCCCGACCGCTGGCAAACTGAAACGAGGTTAACATGGCAGGTTTTCAGACACGAATTAACCAGTATCCGGCCCCCGGCGTCGAAGGGGCCTTTGCTGGCACCAACCCTCACGCGACCTATCAGGCCGGCGAGGGCGCTCTGGTTGCTGGCGAGGACGGCCTGACTGTCGGCCGCTTTGCCTGGGATGTTGACGGTGTGGCTTCCAATGCCGGTAGCGGTGTTCCGTCTGGCTTTGTCCATCGTGATGGGCAGGCGTCGATCACCATCTGGCTCGGCCAGGCATCCATGCTTATCCAGCCCGGCCGCGAAATCACCCTGATGGTTGCCGGTGACTTCTGGGCCAAAACGTCAACCGCTGCCACCCGTGGGCAGAAGGTTTTTGCATCCCTGACCACCGGTGAGGTGCAAGTCGCCGCAGCCGGCGCAACCGTGGCCGGTTTTATCGAGACCGCATTCTATGCCGCAAGCGATTGTGACGCTGGCGAGCTGGTCAAAATCAGCACCTGGAGCAAGTAATGAACGAATTTCAGCGACACTACGCCGCAGCCAGCGGGAAATATGGCATTGTGCTGCCCGGCGCAAAGGACTACCTGAAGCCGGAGTTTGCGGAGAATTTCGCACTGGCGATGGATGCCCAGCCGCAAATGGTTACTGCGAATAACGCCGGTATCCCGGCCTACTTCACGAACTACGTCGATCCGGAACTTATCCGCGTTCTCGTAACGCCGATGAAGGCCGCAGAGATTATCGGTGAAGTGAAAAAAGGCGACTGGACGACGCTGACCTCGCAGTTCCCGATCGTCGAGTCGACTGGTGAAACCAGCGCTTACGGCGACTTCAACAACAACGGCATGACGTCCGCCAACGTCAACTGGGTGCCGCGCCAGTCATTCCATTATCAGACTCACACCCGCTGGGGCGAGCGCGAGCTGGACATGTACGGCGCCGGGCGTATCGGCTATGCCGCCGAGCTCAATGTGGCCTCTGCACTTGTGCTGAACAAGTTCCAGAACAAGTCCTACTTCTACGGCATCGCCGGGCTGGAAAACTACGGTCTGCTCAACGATCCGTCGCTGAGCGCTCCGGTGACGCCGGCGGCGACTGGTTCCGGCGGTAGCGTTACCTGGGAAACGAAAGACGGGCAAGCTGTATATGACGACATCTCAGGCCGTCTCTATAAGCAGCTGGTCTCTCAAACCAAAGGCCTCGTAGAGCGTACCGATCGCATGGTGCTCGGCATGTCGCCGGAAATGGAAGTCAACCTGACGAAGACGAACCAGTACAACGTGAACGTCACCGATCAGCTGAAGAAAAACTTCCCGAACATGCGTATCGAAACCGCTGTTGAATACAGCACCGACGCGGGCGAGCTTGTACAGCTTATTGTTGAGCGTCTGGGCGAGCAGGACACCGCTTACGCAGCATTCACGGAGAAGATGCGCGCACACGCTGTCGTGGTGGAAGAGTCTTCCTGGCGGCAGAAAAAATCCGGTGGCACCTGGGGTGCAATCATTCGTCAACCGCTGGGCATTGCCAGCATGATCGGGGTGTAACATGGCCGAAACAGTAACTGTAGGATGCAAACTGCCGAACGGCCTGATCCTGGAGCAGGGCGGGTACAAAGTGGAGCTTAACGGCTCCAACTCCTCTATCGTTGTCGGCGGCTACGGCCTGACCGAAAACGTGGACAAGGAAGCCTTTGAAGCGTGGCTGGCAGTACATGCTGATCAGCCCTACGTTCGCAAAGAGCTGGTGTTTGCCCAGGCGAAAACCAGCAGCGCTCAGGCGAAAGCGAATGAAAACGCTTCGGAGAAAACTGGTCTGGAAGGTCTGGATCAGAACAACCCGGCCCCGGGCATTGAGAAGGCGGACAAAAAATAATGGCGATCGTTGTCTTTGATGTTGCCGCATTTCGTGAGCGTTATCCGGAGTTCGATGCCGTAAGTGAAACGCTGCTTAATGCGTACTTCACGGAGGCAACGATTTACCTTGATAACACGGACCGCAGCCTGGTTGCGGATGTTGCTGTCCGCGCCGTCTTCTTGAATATGCTGGTTGCTCACATCGCGGCTTTGAATTCAGGCGTAAACGGCGAGAAGGCTTCTGGTCTGGTAGGTCGGGTGGCAAGCGCATCGGAGGGGTCTGTATCGGTTTCGACTGATGCGGGGCCTTCCAGCGCGTCATCGTGGTGGTATCTACAGACGCCATACGGTGCAGCTTACTGGCAAGCTACGGCCCCTTATCGCACTGTGCGATATGTCCCTGGGTCCTCTCCTTCGATGTACCCTGGCCATTATAACCGCCGCTCTTTCATCCGGAGGTAGCTATGGATGGAATGTCAGGCGGAAATAAGCTGATGGAGCACCTGCAGTCGATCGCAAAGGGGCTGTCCTCTGGCGATGATTTGAAGGTTGGTTTCCTTGAAGGGGCCAAATACCCCGACGGGACGCCGGTAGCACTTGTGGCGGCCACCAACGAATTTGGCGGCACTGTAAAAATCCCGGCGCATACCAGGGATTTGAACTTTTACGTTCGCCGTGACGGCGTTTCTCGATTCGCTAAGCCATCAAAGGCCAATTTCGCGCAGTCAGTAATGATACCCGAGCATATCGTTACGATCCCATCCCGACCGTACTTCAGGAAGACCATTTCTGAACATGGTCCGGAGTGGGGCGGAGAGCTCGGGAAGCTCATGAAGGCAAACGATTTTGACGCCCGCAAAAGCCTGGCGCTGATGGGGGAGCGGATAAAGGGGCAGATTCAGTCGTCAATCATCGCCTTTTCTGAGCCGCCGAACGCAAAAAGCACGGTCGACAAAAAAGGGTTTAATGACCCGTTAATCGACTCGGCCCACATGCTGAACTCGGTCGACTACGAGGTGAAAGAGTGAATCTTCATTCCATAGTGCGAAGCGCCATTAGCGCGGTTAATCCTCGCGTCGAGGCGCAGATTTACCGCTCGATCGGCCCAACCAAAAACCCGGATTACTCGACTTCTCCGGGCTTCGCGCCGCCGGTAACGATGATGGTGCAAAAGCAGGCGCTGAGTCAGGCTGATATCAGGCACATGGATAACATGAATATCCAGGGTGTGCTGGTCAGTATCTGGACGGATGGCAACTGGTGCGGGATTAACAGGGATCGGCAGCAGGGCGGCGATAAGTTCGTTATCGGCAATGAAACATGGCTGGTTGTGGATGTGCCTGAAATCTGGCCGGACTGGACGAGGGTTATCGCATGTCAACAATTGACGTAGGCCTGCAGGTCACTGAAAGCGATCTGTTTAAGGCGACTGGCGATTTCCTTTCTGTCCTCTTTCCGGACGCAGAGATCACGCAGACTCAGCAAAATCAGACCCCCATGCCAAAAGGCGGTTTCATTACCATGACTCCGCTTTTTCTGACTGACCTCTCAACCAGTGCTGTCAATTACGAGTATGACGGTGTTAGTGATTACGGGCGCGCAGAACTTCGCCGCGTTGATGAATGGCAATGTCAGCTCGATTTCTACGGAGATCAGGCGCAAAACAATGCCACCATCTTTTCGCGCATTGCCCGCTCTGAATTCGCATGCACCTGGTTCAGGGAAAACGCAAATGTCCTGGTGCCGCTTTATTCCGGCCCCCCGCGGCAAACCTCGATGATCAACGGCGAGAAACAGTGGGAATCCCGCTGGACGCTTGAATTCCACGCAAACCCGCTGATTGTCGTCAGCGTTCCTCAGCAGTTTATGACAGGCGCAGATGTGATATCGCAGCCAGTCGACGTGAGATTTCCTCCGGAGAAATAATAAATGGCAATTTCGCTATCAAAAATCGCCCAGATGCTTCCCGGCGTACTGAAGGCGACAGGGACAGCTATTGATCTCAATGGCCTGTTCCTGACCGACAGCGCATACGCGCCGGTTGGTGCAGTACCCTCATTTTCCAGTGCGGATGAGGTAAAGGCGTACTTCGGCAGCGCGTCGATTGAGTACACCGCCGCGGTGCTGTATTTCGCCGCATTCACCGGTAAAACGCAGATGCCTGGCAAGCTGTATTTTAGCCGATTCAATACCGCAGCAGTGGCAGCATTCCTTCGCTCCGGATCGCACGCAGCGACCACGCTGGCACAGCTCAAATTGCTTTCTGGTACGCTGACTCTGACCGTCGACGGTACGGAGGAGACTTCCGCGGCTATCAACCTCAGCGGCGCGACCAGTTTTGATAATGCGGCAGAGCTGATTGAAACCGGGATTGGCTCCTCGGTTGTAGTGACCTGGGATAGCGTGCTGAAGAAATTCATCATCACCTCTGCCACCACAGGCGTGGATAGCACCATTACCTTTGCCGATGAAGGTACGCTTGCTACGGGTCTGAAACTGACTGAAGCGACCGCCGCGGTGATCTCTCAGGGTGCGGCGCCGGCAGTGGTTGACGATATATTTACTGCCATTATGGCCAAAGAGCAGGACTGGGTAACATTCTCCACGACGTTCGCTGTCACCAAAGACCAGGCTAATGCGTTTGCGCTCTGGGCAAACAGCCAGAACCACCGCTTTGCCTATGTCCCATGGGACGCATCAGGAACGGCAATCGTGGCGGGCAGCTCGAATGCACTGGTGTACGACATCATCAACACCTACGCCTATAACGACACCTGCCCGGTGTATGGTTATCCGAACCACGCAGCAAACGCGATGGGGTTTGTGGCCGCGCTGAACTTCACGCAGGCCAATGGGCGCTGTTCTCTGAATGGTCGTCAGGTGTCCGGCCTGCTGCCGATGATCAGTAACGATACTGATTACGAGGCGGCCAAGGCCAACGGCTATAACTTCTACGGCAACTATGCCTCGAATGCCGTCGAAACTAACCAGTGGGCGCCCGGCTCTATTACTGGTGATTATGCGTGGCTGGACGCGTGGGCCGGTCAGGTGTGGATTAACGCGCAACTTCAGGCAGCTCTTGTGGCGCTGTTCCAGCAGGCTTCTAACCTCCCGTATGCAACCGCAGGTAAGGCTCGCATTGAGTCGTGCATGAAGCCGTACATCGAGCAGTTTAAAACGTGGGGAGGGCTGACGGCTGGAACCGACCTTGACCAGTCGCAGCTTGACCAGATCCGCGCTATCGCTGGCGTAGATGTTTCTGATGCCCTCATGGCTGACGGTTACTACATCTACATCGGCCCGTTCACTGCCGCAATGCGCTCGCAGCGTACCAAGCCCACGGTTTACTTCTGGTATACCGACGGCGGCATTATCCAAGGCATTACCGTTAACAGCGTGGAGGTGCAGTAAATGTCCAATCAGAACATCACTTCAGCTGATGCGGTTATTACTCTGACGGTACCAAATTTATATCCGTCAGGGTTTACCCTGGAAGAGTTTGAGGCTCAAAACATCTTTGACATGTCGGATTCCGATATGGCTGAAAAGGTGCGTACTGCCGACGGTAAATTGCTAGCCGGGTATGTGTTTGGTGATATCCAGTGGACTTTCCACCTGGCAGCGTCATCCGACAGCATTAACTACATCAACACCTGGGCCAATACCGAAAAGGCAGGAAAAACAAAACTGCGTTGCTTCGGGACCATCATTCTTCCCTCCCTCGGGATGAAATACACACTCAACAACGGCGTGTTGATGCGCTGGCGTTGGGTTCCTTCTGCCGGTCGGATCATGCAGCCAATCCCCGGAATGATTGAGTGGGAATCTATTACTCCCGCAAGCTACAGCGCGTAGTGATTAAATGAGGTTCGTATGCAGGAAATAGCACTTCAGGCGCAGACCTCACAAACATTCACCGTCGATCTGAGCGGGCAGAGTTGCCAGATAAGAATCGTCCAGCGCTCAACTGGAATTTATCTGGATCTGTATGTAAATAGCGCCCCGGTAGTACAGGGCGTTATTTGTATTAACTGCGTAAAGATCGTCAGGTATTCATACCTTGGGTTCACTGGTGACCTCGTAATCGTCGATACGCAGGGGGAAACAGACCCTTCTTACGACGAGCTTGGTTCTCGCTATCGGCTCTATTACCTGTCACCAGAAGATATTGAATCATGAGCCGAAATTTTGCTGACGCAGAATTGTATTGAATTAATGTTAAACATTTGTTTTTAAAGCAAAGCGTAAAATTGCGCTTTGCTATTTACATACGTGATTTTCCCGTATGTAAACTCAAGAGGCTAAATCATGGCAAGAAAAGAAATCACCATAACCATGCCGGAAACGTCTGGTAGGGACGCAGGAAAGGTATTCCTTATTCGGGAAAAATCTGCTGATGAAGTTGAATGGTGGGCGATGCGTGTCCTCCTGGCTCTTGGGGGATCGGGCGTTGATATCCCGGATGATATCGCATCACGAGGTGCTGTAGGGATCGCTATTGAAGGACTGAGCCTCTTGATGAAAATTCCCCCGGCAGAGGCAAAACCTTTATTGGATGAGATGATGTCATGCGTGGAAATATCTCCTGGCCCGGACGTTCGCCGTGCGTTGGTAAAAGAGGATATCGAGGAAGTAACAACCCGATTCGCTCTCCGTAAAGAAATCCTTAACCTGCATGTTGGTTTTTTTCAAAAAGACGCCGCCTGATCACGCCTCTTGAGTATCAGGAAGAAATTCCGGGGTTAGTGGAGTGCGTCAACATCCCGCCGCTGATTAGTTCGATTTTAATGCACCCATTGCGCCTAGCCTCTTTGAATGAGCTACAAACCTCATACAGCCTTGAAGATGCATGGAATTTCCTTGAAATAATGCTGGTTGACAGGGTCAACAGGCGATCCGTTCGACGCTGGCAGGAGAAGAAGAATGGCAACAGTTATTGATTCGCTGATTGTTACCCTTGGGCTGGATTCGTCAAAGTTCTCTCAAGGTCGCAAGAATGTTAGCGATGACATGAGCAAGATGCGCAAGGATAGCGAACAAACAGCCAAAAAAATGGACGAGCACGGCAAGCAGGCTGCTTCGTTCTTCTCCCGCATCCGCACCGAACTTATCGCCTTAACCGGTCTGGCCTTAACATTTCAGGGATTCAAAAACTTCGTCAGTCAGACCGCAAATAACCTGAGCCAACTTGGTTATGCATCGCAGACGCTGGGAATGTCGGCTAAGGAGCTCGACGCCTGGGAGAAATCATTCTCACGCTTTGGCGCTACATCTCAGCAGGTTCGCGGGGCCATGTCGTCCCTGCAGAATGACTTGGCAGTAATGAGAAATAAGGGTCCAATTAGCGACAGTCTGATTAACCTTACCGGTCGCCTTGGCGTTAGTTTGCAAAATGACAAAGGGGCATGGAAATCAGTAGGGGATATTTACACCGAGTTAGCTGACAAATTCCAGAAAATGGATGCAGCAACCCGGCAGATGTATGGTAAAGATCTTGGCATGTCGCCGGAAATGGTCAACTTTCTTGCGCAAGGAAGCAAAGCGGTTTCAGAACAACTCGATTACTACGAGAAGATGTCTAACGCGACCGATGCCGCAACAAAGGGCGCGCAGCGTTATGAGCAGCAACTTGCAGATCTCCGAGCCAGGTTCGACTCTACCGGGCAGAAGATTTTCACCGCGTTAATACCGGCACTAACAAAACTTAATGAGCTGCTCGTTAAGTTTGCAGACTGGCTAAGTCAGAATAGCGACAAGATAGCCCCGTTCATTGAGAACGCCATTAAGGTTATCAATGAGGCAGTTAACGCAGTAGGCGGCTGGGAAACAGCCTTAAATGGTCTGCTGGTCTTTGTTGTTGGGAAATGGGCTCTCGGCATGATCGGCGCAATAGGCCGTGTTGGCGGGGCTATCGCTGGGCTGGTTTCTAACCTTGCTAGCGTAGTGATAAAAAATCCCTGGTTAATGATGCTGGTTCCGGCGAACAACACCCCAAACCAAACAGAAGAAAACAACGAGAAAGCTCGGCTGGCTCAGCGCAATCTCGAAAGAAATAGGGCTGAGTGGTTAGCTGCTAACCCCGGACAGCCTCTACCTCCAGAATTAGCCCAGGATTATGGCAGCACTGCAGATCAGGTCATCAACTCCCTGAGCAAACCACGCGGCATTCGCAATAACAACCCAGGGAACCTGAACTTCGCAGGCCAGGCCGGAGCAACAAAAGAGGGCGGGGGTAATGGAAGATTTGCTGTATTTGGCACTATGGCCGACGGCATCGCGGCTTTATACCGTCAACTTCAGCTTTACTTTAAGCGCGGTATTAACACCATTTCCGACATCGTCAAAAAGTATGCGCCGGCATCCGATGGAAATAACGAAGGTGCATACATTTCCCAGCTAACCAAGGCTACCGGGAAGGGCGCTAACGAGAAGCTTGATTCCAGTGATATGGGTACGATATTTAGCCTGATGCGTGGGATCATCAACCATGAAAATGGAGCCGGGCACGTTGCCGATGATGAAATAATGCGTGGCATAAGTTCTGGTGCAGGGCTGGCTTATTCTTCCAGTAGCGTCAGCAACCAGCAAGCCACCACCAACGAGGTGCATATTGGCGAAGTCAATGTTAACAACGCCAGGAACTCCGACGATGTGGTTAGCGGTCTTAAAACTTCATTTATGGCAAACCCACTGATTAGCACAATGAATGGGGCATACTCATGAGTGAAAAGGGTTGGTATGGCGAATTTTCTGATGTGGACATGTCCACTCCAGAGAATGTTTTTTACGCATCTCTCCGCCAGTTTATGGGGGCAAAAAGTTTTTGCACCATCGTAAGGGTGGTCAGCGTCACTGCGAGTGATGGTGACTCTGCCGGTTTCGTTGACATCATCCCACTCGTTACTATGCTGGATGGCGCTGGTAACGTTGTCCAGCCAACTACTATTTATAATGCCCCCTTCTCCCGACTGCAGGGAGGGGAGAGCGCCATTATTATTGACCCTGCCGTTAGTGATTTGGGTATAGCGCTATTTGCTGACCGCGATATCAGTTCCGTGAAAGCGTCTAAAAAGGCATCCCCTCCCGGATCACGGAGAAGGAACTCATCAGCTGATGCTATTTACCTGGGCGGTCTTTTAAATGGCACGCCTTCGCAGTACATCCGGTTCATTAATAGTGGGGGCGGTATCGAGATAAAGTCTCCCGGTAACGTGGATATCAATGGGCTGAAAGTTCTCTCAGATGGCCGGTTGCAGTTGGTTGACGGCTCCATAGTTGATAAGCACATCCACGGTGGCGTTGAAAGTGGCGGAAGCAACACAGATCCGCTGGGAGGTTAAATGTCCGTTGCAGATTTCTACACTGAAAAACTCATTGATGTTGAGTTCAAGCTTGACGACCAGAAAGACCCAATAAGACTTTCTGGCTATCGGGTTGAGATGACGATGCAGAACGCTGGAGGGAGATCCGGTAGTTCTCTCGACCTGGCAATTTACAACATCAATATGGATCTGGCGCAAAGGATTGCAGGCACAAATGGATGGTCTACTAAGTTCAGGCAGGATTGGGTGTCTATCTTAGCTGGTGACCAAAATCACAAGGATTTAATTTTTCAGGGGAATACATATGAGGCTTTTATTGATTTCAACAACATGCCCGATGTTCCACTGCGGTTAAGAGCGAATGCTGCATATTATTATCGAGTGTTAACAGCCGCCCCTAATAGTTATAAAGGTCCTGTTGACGCGGTAGAAATGATAGAAAGTATAACTAAATTCATTGGTTACAACTTTGTTAATAATGGCGTGAAGCCAGTGATACTGACTGACATGTATGCTTTTGGTAGTGCCATTAACCAGATTTGTGAGATAGCAGATGCTGCAAGAATCGGCCTTACCATCCACAACAAGGAAATCCAGATCTCTCCGAACGGAGAAATACAGACCGATATTATCACTGAAGTTTCTCCGAGCACCGGCATGTTAGGCTACCCTACAGTCACTTCACGCGGCGTTCTTATAAACCACATTTTTCTCCCTTATCTTAAGCGGCAGGGGCTCATAAGACTGGTAACTGATAATAAATCAGCATCTGGTGTGCTCAAGGTAACGGCTATTGAGCACAATATCGCAAGTAAAGTGCAGGGCGGACCGTGGGTGACTTCTATCATGGCGATTAAGCAGTCGGAGTAATTATGGCCTTCAACGTTAACGAGACAATAATTCTTGGCGCTCTTGATGGCGGCGGCCTTTCTAACCTGATCGGCAGCGCTATTGTGCCATCTTACGGTATTTACAATGCTCTCTCTGGTGGGAATATAGGTGAGAAGATATTGCCTGGATGCTCTGTAATAAGGATTGAGCCACGCAAAGAGTCAAGAGTTACCACCGCTCCCACTGAGCGCGCCGACTACACATCGTTTAACAAGGTAAAGTTACCAAGAATAGTTGATGTTGTTGTGGGATTTCAGGGGTGGACGGCATTCTCTGGACGAATCCCTAACTTACCAGACTTGACACTTACGAGCCGGACAGAAACCTTAACCGAACTTGATCGGATGGCTGACGAACCAGGACTGTATGACCTTGAGACGCCAGACACCTATTTCAGGGATATGGATTTGGTCCGCTATGATTATCGGATCACCGCGACGGAAGGTCAGACCTTACTCACTGCAAACCTCATTTTTCAGCAGGTATTTACTGATGTTGCGACACTCACAATGAGTCATGATGGAAATGCCAACCAGCAAGTTATACAGCAGAAAGCGGGTGCGACAGATGCTAGTATGAGCGACATTACAAAAGCAATATCAAGCGCCAAAAAAGCGCTTGGTAGTGCTCTTGTTGAAACTGCTGGAGAGATAACGACGGTAGTAGCTGGAGTGGGGTATACTCAGCAGGCAAAAGAGGCCACGTCGAGGTTTGTTGAGTATGTCTTATAAATGGTTGATTATACTTTTTTTTATATCTTCCGGAGCCGGTGCGTCCGAGTTTGATTGCATGAGGCAAGGGCAAATAGCCAACACAATGTCTGTAATTGCAACGTCATTTTGGCCAAACAAGGATGAGGCAATTAAAAATGCCATCTACACATCGGATATGTTTGCCAAGGAAGGAAAAATGGATAGGGATTTATTACGCAAGTTCTCTCTGGGCATTGTTGATATCGTATTCACCAATGATGAATACCGCAGGGCTTTCAGGGATAACCCCAATCTGAACATTACTCAGAGATACTACAGGGACTGCGAAGAGAACAAGATGAAGCGATAGCCACCATCAGGTGAGTTTTTTGTTGCCTTACTGTTCTGGTTTGTGATCTTCTCACCAAACCGCACAAAATGACGAATGTTTTGATGCCACCCCAAACGAAGCCAGAAGCGCTACAAGAGCCGAAGATTTGAAGCACATCCTGGTACACGGTGATTTTGGGTGTTTTTGGGTGATTTCTAAGGCCATTATGAGGGTGATAGATTCAACCAAGAGTTGAAGGATTACCTTTAAGGTAATAAACTCCATGTCAAGTGATAGTTGTAACTGATATGGGGTTGTGCTTGAGTGGGTTTTGGAGGAATTATGTTTAGCGAAGAAAAAGTAGCTCAGATGGCTGCTTACCTATTGTCGAAAGACAGTGGGCGCATGGCATACCTAAAACTTATCAAACTGCTTTATCTTTCTGATCGGCAGTCTCTTGGCGTTTATGGAGAATCTATAAGCGGGGACAGGTTTGTCGCTATGAAGCATGGTCCTGTTCTTTCACAAACCTATGACCTTGTCAAAAATGGCGGGGAGGAAGAAAGCGGCTGGAATCACTGGATACGCGGCACAGAGAACTATGAGGTTGCGCTTAAGCCAATGGCCGTTTCTGTTGAGGATTTAGACGAACTTAGCGAAGCTGATATCGAAATTCTCGATAGCATCATGGCTGAGTTTGGTCATATGTCAAAATACCAGATTCGTGATTTTACGCATGATCATTGTGCGGAGTGGCAAGATCCAGGATGTACGTCTGTGGCTATACCTCCTTCGGCCACTTTTGCTGCGTTAGGCAAGCCACATGCAACTGCTTTAGCGCTTCAGGATCGCCTTTTCGAACGCGAGCAACTAGACCGGGCATTGGCTGTATACAAATTTAGGTAGCAGATGAATACATTCATCCCTTTGGCAAAAGGTTCTATTTTAGTTCCATCTGGAAGGGATAAGCATCTGCATATCATTTGCAATGACCCAGTACCTTACCCCAAGTATGCTAATGCTGAGTCGGTGTTATTGGTCAATATAACAACACTATATCCAGACCTACCATTTGATGAGTCTTGTATTTTAGATGTGGGTGACCATCCATTCATAAAACACCAAAGCTTTGTTTATTATGGAAAGGCTGACATTTTTGCCGCTACCAGCTTAGTGGCAGGAGTCCAAGCTGGTGAACTTAAGATACGGCAATCCTGTCCTGATCCTACGTTTACTAGAATCCTGTCAGGGTTCGAGGTTTCCAAAAGAGTCTCTGGTAAAGTAAAAAATTATTATCAAAAGTATATAGTTAAATAACCCGCCCTCCGGCGGGTTTTTGCTTTCTGTAACCTCAACATTACAAACCTCGCTCCGGCGGGGTTTTTTTATGGGCGAAATTCATGAAAACCACGTCATTACTGCTCGATACCGACACCTGGGACCTCGTAGTAGACGAGCTCGGCAACATCGCCACGGTAGACAATCCATACGCCTGCGCTCAGGACGTTGCTACAGCGTGCCTGGCTATCCGCGGGGAATGCATCTACGAGAAAGACACCGGTGTTCCATACAGCGAATTACTCAATGTCCCATCAAGTCCGTTCCGCATTGCGGCTTCATTGCAGATAGAGGCTCTTAGGCTTCCATACATCACTAAGGCTGCAGCGACTCTGGCTAATGACAAGGCTACCAGAAAGGTATCAGGCGTTATCGCCGTAGTTGATTCGAATGGCATAGCCTCCACAATTCAACAGTGAGAAAAAAATGGCCACAGCTTCTTCAGCGGTACCATCTGTCGTCATTAGTACGACAGGACTGAACGTGCCGGAGGATACCGAGATTTTGACTGGTCGGCTGGCTGATATGTCATCGGCGTTCGGTACAGCCCTGAGCACTAACCTCAAAACCCCACAAGGCCAGTTAGCTGTTACTGACACCGCAATCATCGCGGACAAGAACGATCAGCTTCTGGCTATCGTTAACAACATGAACCCAGACTTTGCCTCTGGTCGATTTCAGGACGGTATAGGTCGCATCTACTTTATCGATCGCATCGCCGCGGCTGGAACGGTAGTCACTGCCACATGCTCCGGAGCCGTTGGTACGGTTATCCCCGCGCAGTCATACGCCACGGACGATAACGGGTATATGTATGCCTCTCTGGCCTCCGGGACTATCGGCGCTGATGGAACTGTTAAAATCGAGTTCCAGAACCTCACAACCGGTGCTATAGCGTGCCCGATCGGCTCTCTGACAAACATCTATGTTGCGGTAAGCGGCTGGTCGAGCATCACCAACGAGACTGCAGGCGTGCCAGGAACGGACGTTGAGGGGCGCTCAGCCTTCGAGTATCGCCGCAGGCAGTCGGTAGCGCGTAATGCGTTCAATACTGCCGCTGCGGTAAGGGCTGCCATTCTGGAAGTAGATGGTGTTCTTGATGCCTACGTTATCGACAACAAAGAGCCCACTCCGGTAGGTAAGGGTTCAACTGACTACACCCTGCTGGCCAGCTCGATTTATATCGGGGTTTACGGCGGGGCAGTGGCAGACATTGCATCTGCCATCAATAAAAAACTCCCCCCAGGCACCGTTATGAACGGTGACACCACCGGAACCGTGCAGGACACCGAGAATTATGACTCCCCATATCCTGAGTACACCTACAGGTGGAAAACGCTGGATGCGGTGAGCATTCATATCAAGGTGGAATACGAGGAGAATGACGGCCTTCCGTCAGATATTAACTCGCAGATTGATACGGCTGTTTTGAACGCTTTTACCGGCGCAGATGGCGGTACCCGGGCGCGTGCCGGCGCGCGAATTTATGGCAGCCGCTATATCGGACCCATTCAGGCGCTTGATGCACAGAACATGAACGTTCTTTCTGTCCAGATATCTCTGGACGGAACCACCTGGTCTAGTGCGCTGACCATGGGCATTGATCAGGAGCCGACTCTCGATGCGACAAACATCATAACGGAGGCGGTAAGTGAATAATGTCGACTGGACGATCTACGCGCAGTACGTGAACTCAACCAGCCTGCGGTCACTGATTGATACCTTTAACGCTTCTGTAGCGCCAGAGGACTGGATAGACACGTTCTATGACCTCGTATTCAACATCGAGACCTGTGGTGATTACGGGCTGATGTGCTGGGGTAAAATCGTTGATGTAGGCCGACTGTTAACGGTTACTCCGTCGGAGATTTTTTTTGGATTCGGTGAAGCAACGAGCATGCCGGCTGAGCTCACCGACCCACAGCCATTCAACCAGGCACCTTTCTATACAGGGACTCAAGACACAAACGCAGTCGTTCTTACCAACGACGCTTATCGAAAGCTAATCATGTGCAAAGCCATGGCAAACATCAGCGACTGCACTGTGCCAGTTATGAACCGCATGCTTATGTATATGTTCGGCGACAGCGGGCGGGCTTACGTGCGTGACGATGGCAATCATGTCATGAGCTATGTCTTTGAGTTTCAACTTTCCGACTCTGAGCTGGCCATAGTGCAAAGCTCCGGCGCGCTTCCTTCCCCTCCCGGGGTAAAAGTTAACATCGTTCAGGAGGTCTGAATTGAATAATTCAGCCATACCGTCACGTCTGACGGTTGTCTTTTCTGTGAGCGGCGATAAAAACACGATCCCGGTCAATTCCACCTCTGAAACGCTGGCCGACGGCCTGGCGGCTATGGATTCCGGTTTCCCTCCGCTGACCCGTATCGCACTTTCTGCCGGCGGTAAACCGCCGAAGGGGCAGGACTTTAACGGCATTTTTAATGATCTTTACACTCGCCTGCAATGGTCGGATGCCGGGATGGGGTACCCCTTTAACGCAGATTTCAGAACAGCCATTTCAGGCTATCCGAAAGGTGCGGTGATCCCTTCCAGCGATTACTCGGTGTCGTGGCTCAACACCATTGACTCCAATCACACCGCACCGGAAAAAACCGATGCAACGGCATCTGGCTGGATGCCTTCATGGGGATGCGGAGCGGCCAGCATTTCAATATCGACGGCTAACGTTAATGCCACCGATCTGCAGGCTGCTAACCCACGGCTAATTCTCACCGGCGCGCTAACTGGTAACCGGGTCCTTTATCTTCCGCCCTGGGTGAAAGACTGGACCATCGAAAATAACTGCACCGGCAGCGCTTACTACGTTCAGTTAAGCACCAGGGCAGCGGGTGCAACGGTTGTCAGCAAGCCAGGCACAGTTACTCAAGTCCACTCTGACGGAACCAACGTAACCTCCCTTTCAAAGCCTCATGGAAACATCGCTTACACAGTCAACGGGACGTATTCGTTCGTCGTGCCTGCAGGGGTGACGCGCATTCGTTACACCGTGACGGGTGCAGGCGGATCCGGAAGCGGTTGTCAGGCGTCCTCCTCAAGTGAGTCCTATAGCGGTGGCGGGGGCGGGGCTGGCGGTACAGCTTTAGGCTGGCTGGACGTTGTCCCGGGAACGACCTTATCCGTTGTCGTCGGCAAAGGCGGTGCAGCGGTTTTGGGTGCCGTATCGGGCAATGACGGCGGTGACTCTTCTTTGGGTGGGATCATCTTCGGCCGCGGTGGAAAAAAATCCAACAAGGCCAGCATCGTGAACAGCGCCGGTGGTGATGGCGGTGTTGCGTCAGGTGGCGATATCAACATTCAGGGTGGCACTGGTCAGGACGGCCAGGCTGCGACCAACATGCTTACCGGTTCTGGCGGGGCTTCGTTCTGGGGTGGCGGAGGACGCAGCGGCGCAACCGGCGGTGTGAAAGGGAAAGCAGCAGGATCTGGCGGTGGTGGTGCTTACGATATTGATTTCAGCGGAATAGCTTACCCGTCCGGCGATGGTGCCGATGGCATTGTGCATATCGAGTGGTAATAACAGGAAAAATTATGGCGACTACCGACACACAGCAAACGGCACAGTTCGCAGCACAGGCCGCTGTGAGTGCTGCAGAGGCAAAGCAATACCTATTAAGTATTGAGCAGCCTGTTATTGATATCTCTGAATCTGTTGCTGATGCACAAAATGCTGCTGCCGCTGCTGAAATGGCAAGAGATCAGGCTCAGGGTATTTCCACTAGTCTTGTACAAACCATTGATTCTCAGTTATCTGAGCAGGAGACTCAATTTGAAAGTCAAATGACTACCCAGCAGTCTTCATTTGAATCATCTCAGTCAGAAAGGGAATCCGCTTTCGAAGAAAAATCAAATGAATTTGAATCGCGTTTCTCTTCTCAGCTATCAACACAGGAGTCTACATTTTCCGAATCTCAAACGGATAAAGAAAATCGCTTTCAGCAGTTTCTTCTTTCATCAGGTTATGTATTTCTTGGCGACTATGAAGACGGACCATTTCAGTTCAGCGCCCGCAATCAGTACATTCGCTACGACAATCAGTGTTACCGCCTTAATGCTGCCACTGACGTCGGGTTTACGACCACCGGAACCGATGCAGCCAGCTTTGCGAGCGACGTAACTCACTTCGTTCTGATGGATGGTGACACTCTTCGCCAAAACCTGGGTTCAGGCGAAAAGGGTTTTGGAACGGACATGGTCAGTCTGGCAATCCAGGAATATATTAATGAAAAGGGGCTGCTCTCCGATACCAGTATCACGCACTGGTTTGGCAATCCGACATTCGAAGTATTTGGCGCAATACCTGACGATATAACCAAAGCCTCTGAGAACGCCATTGCTATTAACAAGGCGCTACAGTGGTCAAGGGAAAATAACGGGCGTCCGGTGTCTCCGACACAGGGGGTATCATACTATTTCGACGATACTCTGGAGTTTGTTGACCGGGGTGATGGTACAGGCGTAGGGAAATCGGCCCGCGTTGTTGGTCCTAACGATATATCATCCCTCCTGATACCGGTGGGCGGTGATGGCGCAAAACCTGCCATACGAGCAGTGGGTAATCTGGGGACGTCCGGCGGTATGTCTGCACGCGGAGTACAAATCGCCGGATTAAAAATCATGGCGGGGGACTGGCTCCTGACACCGGACGACGAAGGTGTTTATCCCGCAGTGGTGCACCTTGAGAATATCTCCCTGTGGGGGTTATTCACTGATTTCCAGGTGTGGTACTCACAGGGGAGAGGGGTGCTTGCTAAAGCGGTGACAGAATGTTTCTTTGGCGAAATTGAAGTTCGCGCCGCTAAGAGTTACGGATGGGAACAATATGAACCCAACCCGACATATAACGCTGACGACCCGATGTTTATGGAATGCTCTTATAACCGCTATGTCAGGGTTAAAGCGATGTCCTGTAATAATTATGGTATTCAGGCGCTGTTCACTGGCGGTAACGCACTTCGTTTTGAGCATTGCAAATTCCAGGAAGGTCTTATCGGTATGCGCTTTGTCAGGACGCATGGCGTCAGAATCGATACGCCTTATTACGATGGTCCTGCTGACCGGTATGCAACCGGGGAGAAAATCGCCATTCAGATTGATGGTCCGGGTGCAGCTAATTTTTCTATTACTGGTGGGCGTTGCTGGAATTGCCATGTCGGCGTGGATTTCATCCAGTGCAACTTAGCCTCTGTGATGGACCTGAATATGGATTTCACCAGCCCTGCGGGTTCAAATATCTATGGTGTCAGGGCTGGCGTGCTGGTGACGCTGCCGGTTGATACAAACGTTGCCACATACCAGGATAACTCTACTAAAGGTGTTATTTCCGGATTTATGCGCACATACGATACGGGCTACTCTCCGCAATGGACGATTACAAACGGCTCTGTATCGGTGGGTAACGGGACGCAGACAGGCCGTAAAACCCGAAATTTCAATAAGGTTGAAGTCAATGCCAGACTGGTAGTGGGCAGTTCCACGGTCATTGAAGGGGCAAACCTGACGCTCATTTTACCGTATAACACTGTCGTTACGGGACAGAGTCTTTCATGTATAGCTTATGACGTCTCAGCGGCAAAATTCTATCATGGCCGGGCGCTAATATCGGGGCAGGGTGCCACACTGGTCTTTGAAAAATATCTGACGGCATACGCCGTTTCCCCTTCCACTGCTTATCCGTTTTATCCGGCCGCTGGCGACTTTTTCCAGATTGAAGGGTATTACTTCCTGAAGTGAGGTATTTATGCAATTAACAGGCACTGAAAGCAAAATCGTGCAAATCAACGGGGAAGAGACCACCATTGTGCGTGATGTGGTATTTAGGCTCGGTCAGGTAGCCATCATAGGTGAATGGCCGGACACAATGATTCGCGTCGTCCTTTATGATGACGGTACGCCTTACGGCGCATACGACATTCCAATGGGACCAGTCGGAGAGGAAGAAATACTGAAGGCTGTACTGGCTCAGGGAGGCTTACCGGGATTTGTGTTTGAATAA